CCTCGTAGGACCAAGCGGTCCGAAGTGCCTAGCCCCTCAAAGTGAGGGTGAAGAGATAGTCTGATCTACCAGGTAACTGGTAGCCTCGAAAGAGGGATGAGAAAATAGCGAGTCTCATTTAACATGAATGCAGTGATTTCGGCAATGTGTCTGTGATTGCAAACCGATTCCAGCGTGAGCGCGATGCGTTTGTGCTTGATCCTGATTACGCTAAGATGACTGTGCTGCGCCCTTACCAGCAGATCGAATTAGCCAAAACAGGTGATGCCGACAAGCGTATGCTTTTGGTGGAATTTGGATTGAAGGTGTTGGCGGAAAATGCCCATGGTCTGGCAGCAGACTTGATTACTTCTTAATAGTAAACAATGGAAAGGGCCAGGGAAACTTGGCCCTTTTTTTAAAAATGATTCATAAAAGATTATTTAGCGAAAACAAAGATCAAGGCATCAAACGCTACTGGCATGAGAATGCTGATACTGGCGATGTGACCATTGAGACCCAACAAGATGTCACAGCGGTGATCGAGGCCAACAAGGCCATCTATAACGCTGTGGATGAGAAGGCCAGCTGGAATGGCGAGTGGCACTTGGTGGCATCCATCCCCGAAGCGCTTTATTACAAGATGAAGGCCGAGGGCAAGATCGATGATCAGGAATACATGAAGCGCTGGCTTAACGACTCCGACAACCAATTTTTTAGAACTAGACCTGGGAAAGTATGAACTACATTGCAGTCTGCACGCCAGCACGGGACATGGTCCACACCATGTACAGCTACGACTTGGTGAATATGGTGGCTTATCACACTCTCAACACAAATGACGCTGTAAGCCTCAAGATCAGCCAAGGCACTCTCATTGCCAATCAGAGGGCAGAGCTATCACTCGATGCAATGCGCGAGAGCTGCACCCACATCCTGTTCATTGACTCTGATATGCGGTTTCCACAAGACATGATCGGGCGGCTTTTAAAGCATGACCTAGACATTGTGGCCACCAACTGTGCCAGGCGCAGAATGCCCACTGGCCCGACAGCGCAGCTCTACAAAGAGAATGGCGAGAGGGAGCTGGTCTGGACCATGCCAGAGTCCACCGGCCTGCAAGAAGTAGGGTCTGTGGGGATGGGTGTCATGCTGATCAAGGCAAATGTTTTTGAGGCGCTGGCCGAGCCTTGGTTTGAAACACCTTGGCGACATGATAAAAGAGGCTACATTGGTGAGGATGTTTATTTTTGCCAAAAAGCAGCGGCTGCTGGCTTTAAAATATGGATTGACCACGATGTGTCCAAAGAGATTGGACACATTGGGACTTTTGAATTCAAGCACGACCACACCTGGGTGATGAAAGAAATAGAGGCAGTCTAATGGCACTAACAACCTACGCAGAGCTGAAGACATCCATTGGGGACTGGCTTAACCGGTCGGACCTGACCACGGCCATCCCTGACTTTATCTCTCTGGCCGAGGCGCAAATCGAAAGAACGCTGCGCACCAGGCAGATGATCGTCAGGGCCAATGCGTTTTTTAATGCGCAATATGGCGCTGTGCCTGCTGACTTTTTAGAGACCAAATCCCTCAAGCTCACAAGCACAAACCCTGAGACACCATTGTCATTCTTGAGCATCGATGCCTTGGACAATGAAATGACCAAATTCACTGCCAGCGGCAGGCCCAAATTCTTTGGCATTGTTGGTGGCCAGTTTAGATTGGTTCCAACACCAGACAGTAACTACACAACTGAGCTGACCTACTATGCAAAGTTGACAAAGTTATCAAGCTCTGTGGCCACCAACTTTTTGCTTGACTCCAGCCCCGACATTTATCTTTATGGAGCATTGCTCCAAGCTGCACCATACTTGCAAGATGATGCGAGAATCCAGACATGGGCAACACTCTATGAGCGAGCCTTGAACGATTTACAAACAGCCGATGATCGCGGTGCATCTTCTGGTGGTGCATTGTTGACCCGTGCAAAGACTTTTGGATAAAACATGATTGTGACAACGACAAAAGGCAACATGGTTTTAAAACGAGGTGTTTTTGCCGAAGGCGAAACCCAAGCAATTTAAGGATTGATATGGCTAACACTCAAGCAATGTGTACAAGTTTTAAGGGCGAGCTGCTAGTCGGCCACCACAACTTTGGCACTGGCGTGACCCGTGGATCGACTGCTGCCGACACTTTCAAGGCTGCTTTGTACTTGGCCAGCGCCACAGTCGACGCAAGCACCACGGCCTACAGTGCCACCAATGAAGTATCAGGCACTGGCTACACAGCAGGCGGTGTGACTGTGACGTTTGGCACTGCGCCAAGCACCAGCGGCACGACGGCATTTGTGACCCCCAGCGCCAGCATTGCATATACAACTGTGACGCTGTCCACAGCCTTTGACGCGGTCCTGATTTATAACAGCACGCAAAGCAATAAGGCGGTCAGTGTCCACACATTTGGATCACAGACAGTCACTGCTGGCACGTTCACCCTGACCATGCCTGTGAACGATGCAAGCACCGGCCTGATCCGGATTGCTTAACCAAGGGGCAGCGGCATGGCTGCTTATGGGTCAGGCTATTACGGCAAAGGCGTTTACGGCATAGGCAATGTTGTCATCAGTGGCAACACCGCCACTGGTGCTATCGGCACGCTACTGCCTGACAGATCGATCCAAGAGGATGGAACCATTGCCACCGGCAATGTCGGCACAGTCACCCTCTCAATAAGCATTGCCATCACGGGCAACGCGGCCACGGGCGCAACTGGTACGTTAGCCCCAGAATTAAGCCAGGCAGTCACAGGCAACGCGGCCACGGGTGCGGTTGGCACGGCAGCGCCAGGCATTGCATTTGAGATCACAGGAAATCAGGCCACAGGCGCTATTGACTCTTTGGGTGTTGCAGTCAGCATGGCAGTCACGGGCAACACGGCCACGGGTGCTGTGGAAACGATGCCCAGTGAGGTCATCACGTTTCAAGCGATCACTGGCAATGGCGCAACGGCAGCCGTGGGAAGTGTTACTAATGTCATATCAGTGGAAATTACCGGCAATACGGCCACTGGGTCGGTTGGCACAATCTTTGGCTTTGGCTGGGGTGCGATACCCGATTCGGCAGAAACCTATACGGCAATCAGTGATACGGCAGAGACTTGGACTGTGCTTGGCGACACGGCAGAAACTTATACGGCCATCAGCGACAGTGCAGAAACTTGGACCACAATCGGGGATAATTCAGAGACTTGGACACCAGTCTAAAAGGAGCATTAAATGGCAGATACAACCACCACAAATCTATTACTGACCAAACCAGAAGTCGGTGCATCCACTGACACCTGGGGAACAAAGGTCAATGCTGACTTGGACACTATTGACGCATTGTTTGACACTGGCCCAGTGCTAAAAGTCGCAAAAGGCGGCACGGGCGCAGCCACATTGACCGGCATCTTGAAGGGCAATGGCACAAGCGCATTCACAGTGGTCACTGCCCCAAGTGGTGCAATTGTTGGAACGACAGACACCCAGACGCTGACTAATAAAACTCTGACTTTCCCTGCAATTGATAATCCACAATTGGGTTACACAACAACTGCCACGGCAGCAGGGACTACGACTCTTACAGTCACAAGCAATCATCAGCAATTCTTTACTGGTACAACAACCCAGACGATTGTCTTGCCAGTGACTAGCACTTTGGCTTTGGGTGTGGGTTACTCAATTGAGAATAATTCGACTGGTGTTTTGACTGTTCAATCAAGTGGTTTGAATTCAATCACGACAATCCCTGCTGGCGTGACAACCCTTTTCACTTGCATTTTGACAAGTGGAACAACTGCTGCATCTTGGGATTATGACCAAGTAGGATTTGCAACAATTACTGGAACTGGCTCTGCTGTATTAGCAACATCACCTACTTTGGTGACCCCTGCCCTTGGAACACCATCTAGCGGTGTTTTAACTAATGCTACTGGCTTGCCATTAAGCACAGGCGTAACAGGAAACCTACCAGTAACCAATCTAAACTCAGGAACATCTGCTAGTGCGTCAACATTCTGGCGTGGTGATGGTTCTTGGGCTACTGCTGGCGCAACTCCAGGCGGATCAACTACACAAGTTCAATACAATAATGCGGGTGCTTTTGGGGGAATCTCTGGAGTCACCACAGATGGCACTCGAATGACTGCCTCAACTACTATCGGTGTTGGCGGTGCAACACCATCAACTTCTGGTTCAGGAATCACCTTTCCAGCAACTCAATCAGCATCTACAAACGCTAATACGCTAGATGACTATGAAGAAGGGACTTGGACACCTAATGTTGCTGGAACTGCTACCTATTCGTCACAGACTGGTTACTACACCAAAATTGGAAATAAAGTAACAATTACAGCGGATATGACTGTTCTTGTTCTAGGAACAGGGTCAACAACCGATTTGGTAGGCGCACCTTTTGGAACTGTCAATTTAACAAGTGGATGCGTTGGCTATTATAGTAATACGGCAGTTAATGTCCTTGGTATAAATTGCTACATTACAAATAGCACACCAGTAATAAAAATAACTGGTAGTGCCACAGCAGGTACTACTACGACAAATGGTATCGCAGTTTTTGGTAATACTGCAAGAATTGCAGTTGCTGTTTCATATTTTGTGAGTTAAAGGAAAATCATGGCTAAATCTCTAATCATTGACCAAATTGAAGTTTCTAATAATGGGACTGTTTATGTGCGTATGCACAAACTTTCTAGCGATGGAGACTTAATTGGTAATCACCGAACTTCATTTCCTCCTGCAAGTGATATTACTGCTCAAATTGCTGTAGTAAATGCACACATGGCAACTGAGAATTACTCTGCCATACCTGACGCTGATGTTGTCAAACTAACTGCAATCTGCAATGCGGCTTGGACAGCTGAAGTGATTGCGGCTTATCAAGCGGCACAGGCTGCGGCTGAAGCGGCACGGAATGCTAATGCCTAATCATGGACTCAGAAGTTGATAAAAGGCTTTCAGTGCATGAAGCTGTCTGTTTAGAGAGATACAACAACATTGATCGCTCACTGCGCGATGGGGACAAGCGCATGACAAAGATTGAATACCTTTTGTATGGGGTAATTCTTTGTGTGTTGTTTGGACCAGGGGTGGCAGCCGAATTCATCAAGAAGATATTCGGGCTATGAAAGATTGGGCCGTGGCACTCATTGCTGCGGTCTGTATCACTGTCTTTGTGGTCTGGTCCACATTCATTATTTTTTGGGCGATGAAATGACAAAAGCACCAGTCAAAAGAGCAGCGGCCAAGGTCGCGCCAGTTAAAAGGTCAAGGCCCAAGCCTGCGCCAACAAGCCAGGTCAATGTGACTCTGGCCGCGCCAACTGCACCACCCAAAGAGCCTAAGAAAGATGACTCAACCTTGGGCAAGGTCATTGGCCTGATCGAGTGGGTTGATAACCCGTTCAAGCTGTTCACAGTCATCTTGCTGTCGTTTCTGGCTTTTGCCGGTTACTTTGCTTGGGACTCAAGACAAGTGATCTTGCACGCCATCACAGCTCAAGACAAGATGCCCCAGTTGGCCAAGCAAGAGCAATTGATCATGCCGGCCAGAAGTCTGATGAAGGATGTGGATGGAATTGTCTTGCTGGTCCACAAAGCCAACTTGGCCACCAATAGTCGCACCACAGTGCTGGCACTCAATGCCGATGGCACAAGAGAAAAAGCCATTGAAGGAACTGTCACAAGCCTTTTTAACGCAAGCGCTGACAGGAATGCTGCCATGGTGGCCATGCTAAATAACGAGGTGCTGTGCGAAGAATTTAACCCGTCTTCTAAGGTCGGTGAATGGGGCATCAAGCAAGGTGTTAAATTCATGTGCAGAGGCTCAATCCCACCGGACCCTGGCAAGTTTGCCGGCTACATTGCCATTGGATTTAAAGAAAAGCCAGAGGACATTCCGGCCTTAAAGACCCGCATCAACTTGGCAGCCAGCGATATGTCAGAAGATTGAAAATGAATGCGCTGGCTCATTCTGTTACTGTTATTGGGGCTGGTCGGGGCCGTGGCAAAGAATGGCTGCCATGTGCGCGAGTTTTGGTCAATTGCTTACACGATCCACAACCCCTCAGAGCGTCATCAGCAGATGTCAATGTGGCTAACAAACAATGTGCGATTTTGCAGAAGTCAAGATTTAGCAGTCATTTGGAACAACATAGCAGAATGGGCTGGCACAGCAGACTCAGCAGAACTTAGAACTAAAGTCATTCATGGGTATAAAGATGCACTTGAGAGGGAAAAGAAATGACCATCGATGCAATCAGAATGTTTCCCATGGTCATGCCCTCTGGATACCCACAGGAATATGACCTGGTCCAGCGCAGAATGGAAAAGAAGTTAGAACTTGAACGCGCAGCACTGGAGCAAAAGAAGGCCCAGATCGCCATCGAAGATTTAGCCTTTGAGATTTACTCAAAGAATGTAGAGCAGGCCAGACTGAGAATTGAGATATTCCAAAATCGTAAAATAGATTTATACGCATGAAATACATTTTGCTTTTGTTGGTGCTAACAGGCTGCAAGGATGTCTACAGATACCCGTGCCAGAATCCTGACAACTTTCATGCAGAGCAGTGCCAGAAGCCAAAGTGCCAATTTACTCAGCAGTGTCCAGAGTATCTGGTCGCACCCATCTTGGAGAAGAAAGTCAATGAACAGCAATCAGAAGCCAAGCCTATCAACTGAAGATTTTGAGGTCAGGATTTGGGGCTTTGTGGTCGTTGTTGTGACCATGATCCTTTGCGTCATTGTCATTGCACTTTTGTACTCAGTGACGTTTGTGACCCAGCCCATCAAATCAATGGCCCCGATTGACCAGGCTTATACAAAGATGCTGAACGACATTGTTCTTTTAATTGTTGGCGGCATTGGCGGGATCATGGGCAAGAAGGCTGTCGGGTCTGCTGCCAGAACTTTTGGTGGCCAGCAGTCCATGCAGCAGCCAATGTGCCAGCCGATGGGCGGCTATGGCCAGCAGTATGGCTACAGCAACAATCACGGCTTTAACGCAAGCACCAACGGCATCCCAAGCCAGCCATTTGGTGCGATGCCGACATGGACCAATCCAGAGCTGGATGAGTCATGGACCCCTGGTCCACCACCCACAACGCCACCGGACCATCTTGAGGATGACCATGAGCGCGTGCAACTGGCGCAGGCCAGACAGGAGTCAGAATAATGTTTGGCATCCCATTCCCCTATATTGCTCTGGCTGTTTGCATTGCCTTGTTTGGCTCTTACCGAGGTGGCTACCATTACGGCTGGTCAGATCGTGATGCTGAAATGCAAATTGCCATTGCCAAGAAAAACGAAGAGTCACGGGCCAAAGAGCAGGCCATGAATGAGAAGATCAACACCACTGCAACCCAACTACAGGAAGCAAACAATGCTATCAATCAAAAGACTTCTGCCCTTGATCGTGCCATTCGCGCTGGTCGCGTGCGCCTCCCAGCCGCCAGTTGTGTTCAAGCCCCCACAAGTGCCACCATTGCCCCCACAAATAGCAAAGAAACAGGAGGTCAACCTGACAGACCGGTTGACCCAGCTGCTGATGCCGAGCGAGCCACCCTCCAAGCCATTGCCGAAATAGTGGCCCAAGGTGACAGGAACACAGCCCAGCTCAATGCCTGCATTGATGCCTATGAATCTGTAAGGAGCTTGGTCAATGATCAACGCTGAACAACTAGCCCAATTGCACATTGGTCCACAGTGGGCCGATGCACTCAATGCGACATTTGAGCGCTTTGACATTTCAACGCCACTCAGGCAGGCTGCCTTTATTGGCCAGTGTGGCCATGAGTGTGGCAACTTCAAGGTGCTTGAAGAGAACTTGAACTACAGAGCTGAAGCACTGCAAAAGCTCTGGCCAAGGCGCTTTGATGCGGCCAAGGCCCAGATGTGTGCCAAGAATCCCAAGCTCATTGCCAACACTGTCTACAGTGGCCGCATGGGCAACAGGGATGAGGCAAGTGGCGATGGGTATCGTTTCCGAGGCCGTGGGTGCATCCAGCTCACAGGGTCTGCGAACTACCACCATGCTGGTCAGGCGCTAGGTGTGGACCTGATCATGCAGCCGGAGCTGGTGGCCACGCCCCAGTATGCTGCGCTGACAGCCGGATGGTTTTGGGATGTCCAAAAGCTCAACCAGTATGCAGACAGTCAGGACTATAAGACCATGACCAAAAAGATCAATGGCGGCTTTATTGGCCTCGATGACCGGATCAAACATATCAACCATGCGCTGTCTGTCCTGACATAATTGACCCATGGCCACCAAACAGCAACAACTTGAAGCTCCATCTATACCGAGTCTGGGTTATCCCCCAGAGGCGTATGAGCGCAGAAATTTGAACGAGAACAATAGCGCGTTAAATAATTACTTCAGAAAAGTCACTTCAGTGCTGGGGTCTCTGTTTGGACCCAAGGGTGGCAAGTTTATGAATAACCCCTATGGGGCATTTCAAGACTCAACCGACCAAGTGGCTGCCAACACCACCACGGCCTATGCGGTCACATTCAACACGACAGACTTTGCCAATGGCGTGACCATTGCCAGCAGCTCAAGATTGACTGTGGCCGATGCCGGAATCTGGAACTTGCAGTTTTCCATTCAGTTTACAAACACGACAAATGCTTCTCAGGATGTGGATGTCTGGTTTCGGGTCAATGGCACAAACATTGACAACTCAAACAGCAGATTTGGCTTTGCACCCAGAAAGGGTGTTGGCGACCCGTATCACACCATTGCAGCATTGAATTACTTTGTGAGCTTAAATGCGACCGACTATGTTGAGATAATGTGGAGACCAACCGATGTCGGTGTGACAATTGAGCAATACGCTGCCGGCACAACCCCCACACGGCCAGCAGTGCCATCAGCCATTGTCACAATGAGCTTTGTGTCTAACATCACCTAAATACTGCCATGTACATACCACTCAAACTACCCCCAGGCATCTACAGAAACGGCACAGAGTACCAAGCGGCAGGCCGCTGGTATGACGCAAACCTTGTGCGCTGGTACGAGAATACTTTGCGGCCCATGGGTGGCTGGAGAAAACGTGCCTCTGGCCAGATGTCTGGCTCATGCCGAGGATTTATCACTTGGCGCGATAACAGCGGTGGCCGATTCATTGCAGCCGGTACGCATACAAAACTGTATGCCATGAATGAGGCCGGAACACTTAAAGACATTACACCCACCAGTTTTACAACTGGTTCTGCCAGTGGAACATCCACGACGGGTTATGGTTACAGCACTTATGGCTCATTGGCCTATGGCACGGCACGGCCAGATACTGGAACAATTGCCCCAGCCACCACTTGGTCCATGGATACCTGGGGTGAGTATTTGGTGGCTTGCTCCAACGCTGATGGCAAGCTCTATGAGTGGCAATTAGGTTTTACGACCCCGACACTGGCAGCGGCTATTACCAACGCGCCAACTGGCAACAAGGCATTACTGGTCACGCAAGAGAGAATTCTGTTTGCACTTGGCGCTGGTGGAAACCCACGCAAGGTGCAATGGTGCGACCAAGAGAACAATACGACTTGGACACCGGCAGCCACCAATCAGGCCGGTGACTATGAACTGGCCACGCCTGGCACACTGATGGCCGGCAAGCGCGTCAAGGGTGTCAATCTATTGTTTACAGATGTGGATGTCCACACAGCGTCTTATGTTGGCGCTCCATTTGTCTATGGCTTTGAGAAGGCTGGAAGCGGCTGCGGTCTGATTTCGGCCCAGTCTGTTGCGGCCATTGACACTGCTGCCATTTGGATGAGTAAGTCTGGCTTTTGGATTTATGACGGCTATGTCAAGCCACTGCCAAGCGATGTGTCGGACTATGTCTTTGGCAATATGAACTTTAACCAGGCATCCAAAGTCTATGCGGTCCATAACAGCCAATTTGGTGAAATCTGGTGGTACTACCCAAGCAGCCAAAGCAATGAGAATGACAGTTATGTCACTTTTAACTACCGCGAGAATCACTGGAACATAGGCTCATTGGCCAGAACTGCTGGCACTGATGCCGGAGTGTTTGTGAGTCCATTGATGGTCTCAACTGATGGTTACATATACGAGCATGAAGTTGGTTTTGCCTATGACAGCGCCAGTCTTTATGCTGAAAGTGGCCCAGTGCAATTGGGCAATGGCGACAACATCATGTCTGTCAGGCAAGTAGTCCCAGATGAACAGACCTTGGGTGAGGCGGTGGTTTCATTTAAAACTAGAAATTACCCGACTGGGACTCAATCCACATTTGGACCATACACGGCAGCCAACCCGACCGATGTCCGGTTTGCAGCCCGTCAAGTCAATATGAAGGTGACTGGTGCGGTACTGGCTGATTGGCGGGTGGGCATCTTTAGGCTCGATGCTGTGCCAAGTGGCAAGAGATGAGCGACCAAGAACAATTGGACAGGCTGCGCCATCATGTGGAGGCTGCCTTAGAATACAGTGGAGGCACACATAATTTTGACGATGTCGCTGAGATGGTCGAGGATCACAGATTACAGTTGTGGCCGGCCAAGGACTCGGTGGTGTTGACAGAGATCATTGTCTATCCACAGCTGAAGAATTTGCATTATTTTCTGGCTGGTGGCGACCTAGATGAACTCTCACGGATGCGACCATTGATCGAATCCTGGGGCAAATCAATTGGTTGCACCAGGGTGACTTTGGCAGGCCGAAGAGGCTGGTCAGAGACATTTTTGAAAGACGAAGGGTACAAACCAAAGTGGTCTGTACTTGCAAAAGATTTATAGGGGAAAGACTATGGCTACAACACCAGCATATTTTCAGCAAAACCCAGATGTTGCTGCTGCATACCAAGAAAACACCTATGGCTTAACGCCACAGGAATTTGCTGACACGCATTACTCCCTTTATGGTGGACAAGAACAAAGAGCAGCGCCTCCCGTTGTTCAAGCTGTTACCAGTGGCAATCTCAATTCATTGCCCACATATTTTCAGCAAAACCCTGATGTTGCCAAAGACTATTTGAACAACACCTATGGCTTAACGCCACAGCAGTTTGCTGCTGAACACTACGCAAGATATGGCCAAACAGAGCAGCGCATTTCACCTACTGGCGCTCCAGCAGTTATTCCGCCAGTCACTCCAGTGGTTAGACCACCAGTGACACCAGTGACACCAGTTGTTAACAGAACAGCCACAGGTGCAGCACTGCCGTATTTCCAGTTAAATCCTGATGTGGCTGCCTCATATTTGACCAATAGTTACGGCATGACCCCAGAGCAATTTGCGGCTGCGCATTATGCAAAATATGGTCAGTTTGAGCAGCGTGTTGCACCAACAACAAGCCCATTTGCCAATGCGACATCAGGCTTTGGACAAAACTTTCAGAATTACCAATCCATTCCCATTGGCGCTCAGTACAACCCCAATGTGGTTGGCGGTACTGGCTCACCCTACTCACAGATCATGGGCCAGATGAGACCAGCCGGTCCATATAACCCATACATGGGTGTGGCATCCAACACCCCAATGGGTGGCTATGACCCCAACCTATACAACCAAATTGCCCAAGCAAATGCTGTGGCCCAATTGGCTGCTGGGACTGGCACGACTCCAATTGAAGCTGGTGGTGATGGCCCTAGTGGCCCTGGAGACACTGGTGAAAGTGTCAGTGGTACTTATAACCAAGGCGGCATGGTCGATGGTTTGTTTGGCATGAACCCGCCTGGTCCAGATGATGGCGCTGGATACTTAGATCGTGGCGAATACGTCATCAAGAAGTCAGCAGTCAACAAGTATGGCCGTGGACTTCTGGACATGATCAATGAGGGCAAAGTGCCTGCCAAGAAAATGAAATCTTTACTCGGATAAGGTGGCGATATGTCAAAAGGTGGAACAACAACCTCAACAAGCTCCATTGATCCACAGATCAAAGAAGCATTCTTGGCTAACTTTCAGCAGGCCCAAGGGGTCGCTGGCGCTTTGCCGACTCAGCAGTTTGCTGGGTATAACCCTTTGTATCAGGCAGGCGAGGAGGCTCTGGTCAACACGGCCCTTGCTGGCCCAGGCATCAGTGGCACAGACTTGGCAGCTCAAATGGCTGCCTATGGCGGTGTCTATCAGCCTGGTCAGATCACAGCGCAGCAGACTAATTTGAGCATGGGGCAAGGCCCAGGCTCAATTGGCAGCTACATGAATCCATATACAGAACTTGTGCGTGCCAATGCATTGGGTGACTTGGAAGCAGCGCGTCAAGCGGCTATCCAGCAGACTGGTGAGCGTGCCACAGCTGCCAGAGCATTTGGTGGATCACGCCAAGGTGTGGCCGAGAGCTTGACTAACCAAGGGTTTGCCAAGCAGGCCGCCAACTTAGGCACGACTTTGAACGAGCAGGCATTCAACCAGGCAATGGCAATGCAGCAGGCCGACATTGGCCGCAGATCAGCAGCCGACATTGCCAATCAGCAAGCAGGCTTGCAAGGTGCGCAATTGAGGCTAGGCGGTGCAAGCCAGCTCGGTAATTTGGCTGCACAGCAACAAGCATTGCGTCTTGGTGGCGCTCAAGCGGTCATGGGTGCTGGCGGTCAACGTCAGGCTTTGGAGCAGCAACAAATGGATGCAATCCGAAACATTGGCTTGCAGCGTCTGGGTGTGGTCCAGTCTTCATTGGGTGCGCAGCCTGCAAACCTTGGAATGCAAGCAACAACCCCATACACCCAGAATGTCGGTGCTGGGATTTTAGGTGGTGCATTGGCTGGCTCTCAATTGGCTGGCATTCCGGCAATTGCTTCAGCAACTGGATTGACAGCAGCTGGTGGCGCTGGACTTGGTGCATTGCTTGGTCTAATCTAATATGCCCAACAACCCAACCCCAGAGCCACAACGCTACGCTGATGCGCAGCTCATGGCTTTGCTTGATCCATCAAGCAAGCGTGACACCATCCTGATCACGCCTGGATCACCGATGCCGTCTCGCATCCCTGATGGGTTAACAGTGGCTGAGACAAGCCGAGGCATTGTGATCACCAGCGACCCTGCAAAAGTCAAGATCATTGACCAAGGGTCTGAGAAAGATGTGGGCATGGCGCTCTTTGGCTATGCGCACGATCA